TGAATATACTTACCCAAGAAATTTTAGTTTCCTCTGCAAGTTTTCTAATACTCATATCTGTTTTTGAATACAAGTTCCATAACTTTTTATCATACCAATGCCAATCATCTGTAACCTCATCTACTAATAAACATATCTTATGAAATGCTTCGTTTTCTTCTATGTTATCAGTATCAGGTATTTGTAAAAACTTATCATCATCATCTATACTTACTTTGTGTATTTTTTTCTTTTTGTTGTAGTATTGGAAATATAAACTCTTAAGTGTAAAAAATATATATCCCCTGCTTACTTTACCATCCTTAATTATTTTTTTAGGATCTGCATATTTAGATAAAGTAATATACATTTGTTGTACAAGATCTTCATGGTAAGTATATTCACCAAAACTTTTTACAATGCCAACCCATGTTTTATGTTGTTTAGCAACCACACTTAACCATTCGAAGTTTGTACCCATTGTATTGTTATACTAATAAAAAAAATGCAAACCTGCAAAGTATGCTCCCTACCCTCATCATAATCAGTATATGAATATAAAGCACCAACCATAACACCTAATATTGGTGCAAAAATTATTTCAGCTTTATAAAATAATCCTGCAAATATTGATGCTACAGTTATTGATACTAATATTATAATTACTGTTATCAAAATAATACTTCTTTAATTGTTGCTTTTTTACTATGTAGTATATCCTTACCCATAAATTCAAACCCTACATTATTCTTTACCATTCGTAATCTAATAGGTTCTTGATATGGTGTACATCTCATTCCTGTTTCTGTTTCCTTAACTTTAAGTACATGCAAATGTGAATACATCCAATCAGTAGGATGTGTTGTGTACCTATGGCAGCATATTACATCATCTGCTCTGTTACCCCATTTACCACCACCCTCAACAGATGCTAACCCTAATGGTATAGGTAGGTTTGCATATTCATGTTCTTTAGGGTGTGTTCTTCTCATTGCTTCTGTAACACCATGTGCATTAAGATACAAAGTAACATTTTTTTTCTTTGCAAATAATCTAAATTCTGTTGCTACTGTATAATCATATAAATGTGATCCTATACTTCTCATAAGTTGTGTATCTACAGATAGTGAATTATATGGATCAATAAGTAAGCCATGATAATCCCAAACATCTTTTATAGAACTTACCTCTTTAAGTAAATCTTTGTATGTATATAAATCATCAACATCTATAATTTTAAAATATTGATTGCACCAATTTATACTTTCTTTGATTTCTACTTTAGTTGCAGTATGTATTGGTTTACCCATTTTAAATTCTATTATCTTTCTTACAATACTATCAGGTGTATTTTCACTACTCCAAATTACAAATCTTAATTTATGTAATATAGCATATAGTGTTAAAAAATAACATATGATAGTTGTTTTACCAACATTAGCATGTCCTATCCACAAACAAAAATTACCTTGTTTGTATCTTATATACTCATCAATTTCAGGTACACCAATTTTTAAACCCTCTTGGATTTTACCATCTTTAATGTCGTATATTCTTTCTTCAATTTGGTTTGTATTTGCAATCATAAAAAAAAGGGGGTAAAACCCCCCATGTTAAAATGGTAAATCTATTTCCTCTCGCTGTTCATTCTGCATTTGGTTTGTAACCTCATTTCTTTCTGCCAGTTCAATACCATTTTTATCAAGCCATTTAACTGCTGCATTTCCTAATGTTATAGGTTTTACTTTATCATCTCTTTCTTGTTTTGATATTGTTTGTGTAACCCATACATTGTTTCCATATGCAGATTGGTTTTGTACCATCATGGTAATGTTTAAATATTTTTTACCATTTTTACCCTCTATAAGTTTTGATTTATCAACTGCTGTAAGGTCAATACTGCCTGATATAATCGCTGTTGTTTTTTTTTCCATTGTATTTCTATTTGATAATTATTAATAGTAAAGTATGTTTTTTTTACTCTACACTTTTTGTAATTCATGTTCTACCTTTTTTGCTACTTTATATTGGTTTCTTATATCTTTAACTGTATAACCCTCTTTTATCCAATCTATTGCTTTATTGTAATCAGGTGTGTTAAAGTTTAACCATTGCTTTTCAGCATCAGGTATAACAGGTAGTGGTGGTAATAAATTTACTTTACCACTTTGTTCACCACATACCCAATCAACAAAAACTTCTGCAGTTCTTATAATCTTTTCCTCATCCCAATTATCATTTTTGGAATGTAATGTTGTTGCTCTATCCAAGCAACTTTGCTTTATAATATAAAGTTGTGTTTGATCCATAATTATTTATTTTTAAGTTCATATAAAGTTATAAAAAAATTATTAAAAAAAAAGGGTAGAAAATAAAATCTACCCTCTTCGTTAAAAACAAACAATTAATCTAAAGAAATTTTTTGACTTGTTCAGAATAATAAGTAATCTTATCCTGTAACTCATCAGTTGTAAATTTAACAACTTCTTTACTTTTATTATATAATTCTTCTGATAAGTTATTCCCAAGATATTTACTAAACTTGTATTGTTGTCCTTGTTGCATAACGTTACATCCATAACATTGTGGTTTAACATTATCCTCTAACCATCTTGTACTGTAATGTTTTCTACTCATAAAATGACCTGCTTGTATTTGTTTCCAATGATACTTTTTACCACAAGTTACACAAGTACAATAACCATTCTTATCAGCATTACTTAATCTTATATATTGTGAAAATACTGCATCAAGTTTTTTAACTATCTTACTTCTTGTAAGTTTTTTAGGCATCCATATGGTTTAGTAGTAAATTACCATCAGTAACATTAAAACTCTTAATCAACTTGTACAGATGTTTACTATCAGATTTTACTTTCTTTTTTTCTGTTTTTGTACTATCAATACCTAAATTAGTATATTGTATTGCATCAAGTTGTAGTATAGCATCTGTTCTTTCTTTTACAGATAACTGAAAATCAATAGCAATTTTTTCAGCAAGTTTTCTAATAGTCATATCTTCATTCATTATGTTAGTTGTTTAAGTGTTGTACATATATTAACCACTAACCCACCAAAGGTAGAGTTTTTTTTTGTTAGATGTAAAATGTTTGCTTGTGTGTTTTATTAACATTATCTTCCTTGTCCTCTATATTTCTTTGTATAATTTTTGGAAGATTTTATGTTTGAAGTTTTGGTTTTACTATGTATTCCTTTTCTTCTAATTTTCTTTTTTTGGTAGTGAATAACTTTTTGTTTCCTTGCCATTATTTGTGTTTGTTATTACCAAATACTTTTTCTACACCTCTGCTACCAAAGTAACCACCAATGACTATAGAAAGTAACCCTGTTATAGAATCCAATGGGTATCCTAAATACCAACCTACAACATAACTTACTGTTAAAAATACAAGTGTTAATGGTCTTACATTACTTGCTAACCATGAACCTGATCTTGCATCTGCTACCCATCTTTTTGTAGTGCCATCTATTTCTGCTCTTTCTATATCAAGTTTTTTAAGTGCTATAGTTTTATCTTCATCAGACATTTCACTACCACCAATAATTGCTTGTATTACATTTCCTGCAAGTGTATCACCTGCTACTGCACCAACTACATTAGGTATCTTATCAAGTAGAAACTGACCTACTTTAGTATCTTTAAACTTCTTTTTTTCAGGCATATTGTAGAACCAACAGTATTAGTAAACCCAAACTGAATTGTTTTTATCTGCATCTGTATCACAATGGATAAAGGTTTTTGCAACACCAATTCTTTTGAAACCTGCTCTAATAAGTGCATTGAGTACAATGTATCTTTGTTGACCATTTGATATTGAAATATCTGCTGCAACTCCTTTAAGGTGTGATGAATTTTTAACACCACCAACTTTTTCATTATGTTCTGCTGTTCTATAACCACTTGTGATTTTAAAGGGGATACCTGCAATCTCTCTTGCTTGTTCAAGTTTGTGCAAAAAATCAAAGTCCATATTTTTACCACTATTAGGTAAAGATGGACAATCAAACTCTGGAAGTTCAAAGTATTTTAAATTCATGTCACAATAGAATGTATAACTTTAAAAAACAACAAGAATACAACAAGTCCTATAAATATAATTTTTCCCTTGTCAAATATTCTTTCACTTTCTAAATTAGTTTCTACATAATGTACTACCTTACTTTTTACTAAATCCCAATACTCTCTCATCTTTATTTATTTAAGTGTGATCCATCACATTCTCCTTGTGGATGTTGTGTGTTTCCACATTCACATTTTGGTTTATTCATCTCTTTTATTTTTAGGTGGATTATTTTTATCATCAAAATCAATAGCTGCTTTGAGTATAATTTTATCCATTACGTTTTCTTGATTATCTAACATTTGCTTTTGCAAATCTATTACCATTGCTTCTAATTGATCTTTTGCACTAATTAAAAGTTCTATTTGGTGTTCTTTTTTTTCTAATGTTTGTTTTAGTGCATTTACATCATCAGGT